AATTAGTAGGGCAAAAAATGCGCTATGAACCAACCGAGGCTGTAGATGAGCCAACGGTAGGGGAGATCGCGGGGGCTTTCTTTCGGCAAGAAAACATTGTCGGGTCTATTATCAACAAAGAAGTTGGAATGCCTGACGAGTTTAAGGATGACCCGTCGTTCGATGCATACAGCTTTTTTACTGATGCTGAAAAGCTAGACGAGCAGTTTGTTACTGCTGCGATTATGGCTGACAATGAGGATGAGATTGAAGCTACGCGCAGGCAAATTGCAAGAGAAAGAGAAGATCGCGACATCATGGCCCGAGGTGGTGCCACATCGTTTATCGTAGGGCTTCCTGTAGCTGTTGCTGATCCACTTTCTATCTTATCCGTAGGTGGCATAGCCCTTAACACTTACAGGGCGGGAAAAAGCATTCTAAGCGGTGCTGCGGTAACTGGTTCTGTCGTAGGTATTGATACTGCGCTGCAAGAAGCTGCATTGCACACACAGCAACTGACCAGAACATACGGTGAGTCCGCTATCAACATCTCTGCTGGGATGCTGTTAGGTGGCGTACTAGGCGGTACTGTAGCTAAGATGGCAGAAGCTGGGGCTGACAAGAGCTTCATGGACGCTTATGAAGACGTTATGAATGTAGAGCCTAAGATAGCTGACGGCATAAACCCTACTATTAACGAGCTTACCAAAGGCGCAACTCCTGATGGGGGCGATAGCGTTGGTGCTGCAAAAGTTGTGGGCGACTTCCAGATATCAGGCAAGTTTGCGCGAGCAATAACTAAAACAATTGCTTGGATGGACCCGTTAAGTAGAACTCTTACCAGCACAATAGCCTCCAGTAGACGAGCCACTGTCATGTTGGCCGAAAATCCATACAAGATGGATGGCCAAACAATACAGGCAGCAGGATCATTCGCTGAGTTGCATAGAGCAAAGCTAGGCATTAGCGTAGAGGCTACGTCAAATATATTCAAAGGTTACAAGAAGTCTGGCGGCAAGCTAAACAGAAGGGACTTTAATAAGGCCATAGCCACTGCTATGCGTAAGGGCGATAGCGACATTCCCGAGGTTAAACAGGCTGCTGACGTTTGGCGCAAAGAGTTATACGACCCATTAAAGCAGGATATGATTGATCAGGAGCTGCTACCTGAAGATGTAGACATTGCTACAGCTAACAACTATCTCAACAGAGTATGGAACAAGGAGTACATTAAGTACAACTCTGATGCCTTTATATTAAAAGTATCTAACTGGCTGGCCGACAAGGATATAAAGCTGTATGAGCAGGCAAAAAGTGCAGCAGCGCGTGTAGGTCAAGCCACAGGCAAAGAGAAAAAAGAACTGCAAGCTATCATAGATAAGGCCGAGTTTAAGAAGGGCAGGGACTTTGAGGCTCAAGACTACCAAGCACTAGCAAGCCAGATCAAGCAGCGCATATTAGGCAGTCCTGATGGCCGCTTGCCTTACGACTGGCAGTTAGGTGATGGAGCGCCTGGAGGTGGAGTTAAGAATGCAGGCATTGCAGGAGTAGCTGGCTTGCGCGGCCCGTTACGCAAAAGAACTTTCCAGATACCAGATGAGATGGTTGAGGAGTTCTTGGAGAATGATATAGAAGCCTTGGGCGCTTTGTATGTGCAGAATGTTGCTGGTGACATTGAGATTGTGCGCATGTTTGGCAAAGAAGGTGGAGTTCAGATGACGAATGTTCTGCAAGAAATTACAGACGAAGCAGAGCGCATGATGGTAGGAAAGTCGCCAAAAGAGCAGGCTAAGATACAGAAGCAGAGAGACAATGATATACGCGACATTGCTGGTATGCGAGATCGGATTCGCGGTGTATATGGGTTCTCTGAAGATAATATCTGGACTCGTATTGGTCGGTCATCAAGAGACTTGAACTACCTTAGATTACTCGGTGGTGTGACAGTATCTAGCTTGCCTGATGTTGCCCGTGTGTTTATGGCAGAAGGATTTATCAAGACCTTCGGTAGTGGCTTAATCCCACTGATAGCCAACACTAAGAAGTTTAAAGTTGCTGCGGCAGAGATGAGGCGGTTTGGAGTTGGTATTGACGGGTATCTTTCAGGCAGTCGATCACAGTTAATTGCTGATGTTGGCGATTACACTCAGGGCGGCACTGCTATTGAGCGCGGCTTGAGAGCGGGTGCTGCTCAGTTTGGTAAGCTTAACGTCCTAGATTACTGGACTGCTGGGGTAAAGCAATTACACGCTGTGACTATGCAGACCTCTATCTTCGATGGCTTGAGCAAGGGCAAGTTTGACAAGCGCCTAGAGCGTTTAGGCATTGATGAGCAATCCGCGAAAGACATGTGGAAGCAGGTTAAGAAGCATGGAGTGAAGGAAAATCGTGTATGGATAACTAACGCTAAGAACTGGGATGATCCAGAGCTAGAAAGAATGTGGGCTGCGGCAGTCAGGAAGGAAATTGATCGAGTAATTCTTGTGCCAGGCCAAGAAAAGCCATTGTTTATGTCTACCGAAATGGGGAAGATTATAGGGCAGTTTAGGGCATTTACCCTATCGTCTACGCAACGGGTATTTATTGCTGGTTTGCAGAACCAAGACCATAACGCTGTAGGCGGATTTGCCTCGTTAGTGAGTATGGGTATGTTCACATACTATTTAAAACAAAAAATAGCAGACAGAGAGATTAGTGACGATCCTGCGGTATGGGTTGTAGAAGGTATAGAAAGGTCAGGCGCATTAGGCGTAATAACTGAGTTCAGCACGACTGCGGAAAAAATATCTAGCGGCTCTGTAGGATTGAGGCCGCTGCTCGGCATTAGTGCGCCAGCAAGCAGGCAGGTATCTCGCTCAATAGCAGAGTCTGCGCTAGGGCCAACATTCGGCAGCTTGTTAACAACTACCATTGCAGCGAGTAATGCCATCACGTCAGAAGGTGAAATGACTGATTCAGACATAAGGGCTATAAGAAGGATTTTCCCTTTGCAGAACCTAGTTTATTTACGCAAGGGGATTGATGAGGTCGAGAAGGCAGTCGGTGATCTATAACCTTGTATGTAGTATAATTAGCACAATTATTGGGGTGCAGAAATGACAGTAACAGCAGCAACAACTAGGAACGATTATGTTGCCACAAGTGGGCAGACGGTATTCCCGTACACGTTTACCGCCCTAGCCGATGGTGACATAAAAGTCCTGAAGAACGGTACAGTATTGACGCTGGGTGCTGGCAATGACTACACCCTGAGCGGAATAGGCTCATACGGTGGTAATGTCACGCTAAACAGCGGTGCAGCTACTGGTGACAAGATAGCCATATACCTAGATATGGACTTGGCGCGTACAACTAACTACCAGAACAGCGGTGATTTCCTAGCATTAGACGTTAACGGTGACTTCGATGCACTGTGGTTAGCACTACAGCAGGGTACAACGGACATAGAACGCACTGTACGCCGTCCTCAGGTCGATCCCAGCACAATCAATATGGAGCTACCAGAAGCAGCTAGTCGCGCTCAGAAGCTCTTAGCGTTCGATTCTACGGGTGCTGTAACAATAGAGCCATACCTGAACAACGAAACAATTGTACTCAATGTGCAGACAGCTACAGGTGATGGTGTTACTACAACCTATGGGCTGCTCAACGTACCCTCTAGCCCTAGCCTGTTGCAGATATCCATAGACGGACTGCTACAAGAAGTATCATCATACAGCCTTGCTGGCAGTAACTTGGTGTTCTCTGAGGCACCCCCTGTAGGCTCTGCTATTGAGATTAGGGCGTTTGTACAGAAAGAGATTACCAGCACTGACCTGTCGGTTAATGAGTTTACAGGCAACGGTAGCACTACATCGTTTACTTTGTCTGCCCCTGCAATTGAGAATAATACCTTTGTCTACATTAATGGTGTGTACCAGTTTAAGAGTACATATTCCGTATCAGGGAATACCATTACATTCTCTACCGCGCCTCCTAACACGTCAGGCATAGAGGTAGTATCGGCTGCATTTACCACTACTGATCTTCCGGTTCCTGGTGACAATACGGTAACTACGGACAAGATTGTAGACGATGCCGTTACTACGGCTAAGATTAATGATGGTGCCGTCACAGCAGCTAAGATAGCTTCAGCGCCTATCTCAGTGGGCATTACTACTGCGGTTACGGCTGCATCTATCACAGCTACTGCTAACACGCATGTCTATGTTAGTGCGGCTGGCAGAACCATTACATTGCCTGCTTCACCGGTTATAGGGCAGAGAGTCCTGATCACTGTAGGTAACTTTACTGACACAGTGGTAGGCAGGAACGGATCAAACATTATGGGTAGTGCAACAGACTTTACTATGGATGCAGCGTATCTCTCCATACAATTCATATTTACGGACGCAACGCAAGGGTGGGTGATGTCGTGAGCAACTTTACAGACTTTATAGGTGGTGGCGCAGCTACGCTTGAAACAATCGTACTTACTACGTCACAAACGTGGACACCTCCAGCTAACGGCACAGCGCGTATCCATGTAATAGGTGGTGGAGGCAGTGGCGGTTCTAATACCCAAGGTTATAGTGGATCAGCAGGTGGTTATTGTCGCAAAGACGTAACTTTGTCCACAGGAACAAACTGGACAATTGTTGTTGGTTCTGGCGGTACGCCAACTGGTAGTAACCAAGGAACCCAAGCAGGCGGTAACAGTTCAGCAACTGATGGTTCTAGCACTCTTACAGCAAACGGAGCTACACCCAGTGGCTTTACTTCAGTCCCAGGAACTGCTTCAGGTGGTGATGTCAACTACACAGGTGGGCAAGGAAGCAACGGTAATGTTTTTCCTGGTGGCGGTGCTGTAAGCGTACATTCTAGCGGAGGCGGAGATGCCGCATTTGGCGGCGGCGGAACTTCAGATGCAGGCGTTGACGGTTTTGTGCCTCTTGGCCTTGGACAGCTTATAGGCGGCAGCGGTGGCAATCAAGGTCATGCCGCTGGAAACGGAAGGTTTTTGTCGGGCGGCGGCGGGGCACTAAGAAATGACAGTAATACGCTTGTTGTTGGCGGCAATGGCGGCATTGGTGCTGGCGGTGGTCATGCTTGGAACGGTTCTAGTTCTTCCCAAAGAGTGGGCGGCAGAGGCGGTGACGGCATCGTAATCGTTCAATATCTGACAGTATCGTAAGGAGAATAAAATGAAGTACAACATTAAAGATGCTGACGGCAACATCATAAACACAATTAAAGCAGACGCTGCCTTTGTAGAAGCAAACTTTGAACACTATGAATTGTGGACAACACCAGAGCCTACAGCAGAAGAAGCTGCCCGTCAGTGGCGTGATATGGAACTGGCATTCACAGACTGGATCATACCTTTAATAGATCATCCCCAGCGTGAGGCTCACATAACGTATAGGGAATCGCTAAGGCAGTGGCCCTCTACAGAGTCGTTCCCTGAAACCAAACCGGAGTTATAAACATGGCCTTAACTAAAGTAAGCGGCCCCTTAACAACAGGCATTCCTACTGCTGGTAATCTTCCTGATTCAGAGATAGGCATTGTCGCAGGCACTATACGGCAAGACGACACAGACAGGACAAAGTGGTACTTCATCAATGATGTATCGCATGAGCCT